CGGCCAGACAACTCGCTGATCACGAAAGCAGAATACGAACATTAGAAACAGATGCAACGGCTACAAATACCAATCGTCAAAATGATGTGCGAACCTCTAATAGTCGCTTAGCTTATTGGGGAGTAGTAATAACAATATTTGTGTCAATGCTCGAAGTCGTGTTGAGATATATACATTAGCCTGATTAAAAAAGTAAAATTAACGTTATAATATAGATATGAAAGAAATGAATCTGGAAAAGTTAACAGCGCTCATGCGTAGCGAATCATTATTCAAATCAATGGATGATGATTTGTTCGATGAACAGATAAAGTCTTACATGGCCAGACTTGGCATAAGCAAGTCAAGAAAGAATAAGTCGGTAGGCATAGGCGATGCAGGTGAAGTACCTAACTCCTTGTTAGCCGAGCAAGACCTAGAGGGCAGTACGATTAAAACGTTCAAAGATAAGTGGGCAGATATGAATAAGCGTGTCGACCTGTACCTATGGAGGCAAGGTGGAGAGTTTGGTGGTCAGGAAGTGGTCGTGCCTGATGAAGAAAAAGCACAAACAGAAAAAGCAGACCTCATGAGCTTTTCAGTCTGGTATCAAGATGACGAAGGTAATAAGAAGTGTCAGGTATTCGGAAACCTTATTGAAGCGGAAGCGTTCGGTAGAATCGTTCAGACTATAGGATTCAAGAATGTAGAAATAACTAAGAGTGCCGAAAACGAAGGAAAGGTACAATGTGATATTTGCGGAAAGTGGGTAGACGATGATGGTGTAAGTAGGCTGGGCCATAAAGGTATAAATAAAGCAGGAAAATCAACTGAAGAAAATCCAGCCGAGGGTGACCTATTACAAAATATAAAGAATGCACAAATCAAAAGACAGAAAGCAACAATAGCGTTGCGTGCGAAAGATACGACAAAATCTTTCAAAGATGTTTGGAATAAACTAATTAACTAATAAGGAATAAAAATACATGCCATCAGTACCAGCACCGCTCACAGTAACATATCCAAGTTTTGGAGCTCTGAGCGTAGGGGATACTATAAATTATAAAGGTCAGCAATATACAATAACTAACGTAACAGGGCCAGTAGATGACGGTTTAGGTACATTCAACTACACTGTCACGATAGTTGTAGGCGGTTCTAACGTAGTTATTAACTGTAATGCAAGCAATACAACTATAAATAGTCCAGGCACAGAAGCAAGTACAGGACATGAGTCTTGGTCACACTCTGGGCCTAAGTTCTAAATAAAAAAAGAAAATAAAGAGTATAATTTGATATGGAAAAAAATCCTAAAAATAATATAACTCTAGAGGCTAAAGGTTCATTTCCTTTTACGTTTTTTATTGAGAAAGCCATCGCCACAGAAACTGATGAAGATATGATTATAGAGGGTGTCGCGAGTACGACCAACATCGATCACGACGACGAGAGAATGTCTCAAGAAGCTCTGCGGGCCATGGAAGCAATGATAAATGAAAATGGAGTACCTTTGAGGGTAGAACATCAGAAAGATGATAATGCCATCATCGGTAAGGTGTTCAAAGCTTGGGTCGATGAGCGTAACCAACTCCACATACAGGCCAGACTAGATAAGAGCCATCCGGTATCACCAATCTTACATAATTCTATGAAGAGCGGTGTAAAGATGGGTCTATCGGTAGGCGGTATCGTCAAGAGGGCCGTGAGAGAATTTGCCGAATCGGTTGGAGGTATGGTCAAGACCTTTTATGACGTAGCGTTGCAAGAGGTGTCGGTCACGCCACGTCCAGCCAACTATGATTCATGGCTAATAGCTAAGAGCATCGCAGATGACGAAAACGATGCAAGAAACTTTGACGATAACAAGGTTTTATGTAGAGAGTTTTTATTAGAAAATTCGCAACTTGATTATTTAGGTGCGTTTGCCAAGTCTGTACCAAACGAGGCTTGGAAGAAAATTAATATTAATAAGGATACAAAAAATATGGACGAGAAAGATAAGGAAAAGCAGACAGAAGAGGAAACAACCAAAGCTGTCAGCCGAACCGAATTCGCATCATTGAGCAAGGCTGTAAAAGACCTTGTGACTATGGTGTCTAAGGGTTTTAATGGTATTGATTCAGTATTAAGTAAAGCACTTGATAGTGATGCCAAAGATCAAGTCAATCCAAAATCTAAAAAGGATGAGAGTGTGGACGAAGCTAAAAAGTCTACTGACGGTGCAGAGGACCAGAATAACCCTGACGAAAAGAAGCCAAAAGATGAGGACGAAACAGCAAAAGCAGAGGATGATGAAGAGGAAGAAGAAACAACAAAGACATCCGAAACTGACGAAGAGCCTAAAGAGAAAAAGACCAAGACAACCAAAGAAAAGGAAGATACCTATGATTTGGAAACTGTCGAAAGGTCTATAAAGAAATTTACTGACTTGAGAAAGCGTTTGAAAAAAGCCAGTGAGACTGATGAAGAGAAAGAAAAAGCCGAAACAGAAGAAGAAGAAACCAAGTCTCAGGAAACTGAAGAACTGTACGGCGAGAAAGAAAAAGCAGACGATGAAGAGGAAACAATAAAGAACATCCATCCATTAGATTTGTTCGTAGCGACAGTTACAAAGACAATGGAAGACGTTGTTGACCGAATGGAAAAGAACGGCAAGCGAATTATGGGCTTTGAATCAGACTTCCTAACCAAGAATATTATAAACAACCCAGCAATGCAGGAAGAAATTCATAAAATGATGAGAATTCCTGGCGTAAAGAAATCCGTAGTAATGGGTGTTCCATATATGGTTAGCAAAGACGGTAAGCGTACAGCTTTAACAATCCAGGCAGAAAAGGTCGAAAAGTCAGAACAGCCTAAAGATTTTAGAAGTTTGTATAAATCAAATTATTCTAGTTTGTCTGAACAAGACAGCGAATAACCCGATGAGTGCGCGGTCGAACACTCCCTCGCCTCTGTTGAGCAGATAACCCGAAAGGGCTGACAACTAGAGGATAAGCTGAAGGGATTAAATAATTAAAAAACACAACACACACATGAAAGTATTAGATTCAATAGATAAGGCGTTAGCTAGATTCGAAAAGAGCGTAAATATTTCGTTTGCGGGGCCTACCCCAACTTCGTTATTAGCCCGTTAATTTTGGCGGGCGAGTAGTAGTAATACTACTCAAGAAAAATTCACTGTATCGGGGAACTCCCAACCAATGAGTGGACAATCCCGAGGCAATCCATTACTTGCTTGACAAGACTTAGATATACGGTTAATATAACTGTATGAAAAGCAATCAATCAACAAATGGCGACGCCCTAGAGACTACACGTGAATCTCCAAAACGCTCTTTTACAATAGAACATCGTCAAAAACTTAGTGAAGCAATGAAAGGTCGAAAGGCCTGGAATAAAGGATTGGATAAAACTGATCCAAGAGTATTGAAAAATACAATTGCAACACAAAGTAATCCCAATCTCAGAAAAAATCTTAGTAAAGCACTGATGGGTCATAAATCAACTTTCAATCGTAAGCATACGAAAGAAGAATTGATTAAAATGAAAAGTTGGTCTCTAGGAAGAAAGAAATGGTATAAAGTTTGGAATAAAGGGTTAACAAAAAACACCAGTTCCATACTTGCAGAAAACGGTAAAAAGATTTCAATATCATTACTCAAAATTCCCAAAGAACAAAGAAGTGCATTAAGTTTAAAGGCTAGGATGTCCCAGAAAGAATATAATATATCTAAAATAGAACAAGCTATTGCAGATGAAATGGTAAGACAGAGCATAGAGATAGTGCAATCATTTCAAATACTTGTAGATAAATATCTAACTATAATCGATATCTATATTCCTTCTTCTAAGACTTGTATCTACATTGATGGAATTTATTGGCATAGTCTGCCTCAATCTAAAAAGAGAGATGCATACTTCAATAAGAGATTAAATCAATTAGGATATAAAGTTGTTAGAATCCCAGTAAAGAGATTGCAAGATGAAGACGTAAAATCTATTGTAAAAAAACTTTTGGATGGTGATATAGTCCGACCTTACGAGGAATCGTAAGAGATAGACAGAAATGCTCTATCCGCCCTAACGATGGGTAGTAACAATTTCGCAAGATTTAGAAAGTGCAATCGTTGTCCTCTCTGATCGTATGACGCCATTCAGAGATCGTATCAGCCGTATTAAGGGCGAAGGACTTGCTCACTTGTGGAATCAGAGAACATCTCTCGGTAACTTAACCGATGGACCTCAGGCCCTTGTGAACTTGTTCTATGCTGATGGCAACTTGCCAGCAAGCACTGATCCAGCATACATCCAAAAGACAGCAGCTTATAAGTACCTCGGTACTACAGCTGTAATCACAGGACCTATGATTGCATCAGGTCGTTCTTACTTGGATATTGAAGCGGAAATTGCCGAAGCGGCATTGCGCAGAATTATTCAAGCTGAAGAGTGGGCAGATTTTCATGGCGATTCTTCTGTAAACACATTGTCATATGATGGTCTAGACAAACAACTCTCGACCAACGTTGTGAGCAATGCAGGTTCACAGCTGACAGCATCGGGAGTCGTTATTCCTTCCTTTGATAAAATTATCAAACTTATTAGAAACCAAGGTGGAAATAAGATTGATGCTATTTACCTAGGATTCGGATTACAGACACAGGTCAATGCTATCGTATCCCCACAAGCTCGTTATATGATTAGCTTGGATACAAAAGGCGGAGAACTTCAAGCAGGTGACCATGTAGTATCGTACATGTCTCCTCTTGGACCAATTCCAGTAATTGGCGACTTCTTCTGCAACCCAGCACTTCCTTACCCATACAATGCGGCAGGCTCTTCTGGAGCTGCAGGTTCAGGATTATCAACTGTTTACTTCTTGAGACAAGATGATCAAGGAATTCAGATGGTTGACCTCGTACCAGTTGGAAGAACTGAATTAGCAAAGATTGCTGATACCGTCAGATTTTATCTCAATGAATATACAGTTCTTGCCGTCAAGGCAGAACCTTGGGTCGGAATGCTCACGAACGTGGGCGACCCACAATGATCTTAGTTTAGTAATTAACTAAGTGACAGTCAGAGATTCGTATGGTTTTAGCGAGCCTATATGAATCTCTGCTGCTAAGGCTGCCACTGGAAATATATGAAGAATGCTGGAAAGGTGTGGATAGGTAGAAAACACTCAGAAGAATCTAAAAAGAAAATGAGTGCAACGCATAGTAAGCAGTATCTTGAACACCCAGAAATTAGAGAAAAACTATCAAAGGCAATGACTGGTAAGAAATTGCCAGAAGAACATAAAAAGCATATTGGTCTAGGCATGGGTATTACTTATCAAAGAATTATTGATGAATCTATAAAACTGGAAGAACAAGGTTATAGGGTTATACCAATAGCCCATGTAATCCCAGATATCATTGCGATAAAAGACGGTAAAGTTTATGCCTTTGAAGTAGAATACGGTAATCCAAACTATAAGAAGTATGACAAGGACAACTACAGAAAATATTTTGATGAAGTAATCTGGTTAGTTAGAAAGGCTAAAAGAAACGCCTCATGAAAATAGTCATAAAAAAAAATAAGGAGTCATCCATCTTTTTTGAAGGAAGATTCCTAGATACGGGTGTAGAAATAGATTTAAGTTTTTCAGACGCCTATAGGTTATCGCGCATAGCTGAGATAAGTGCAAAATATGATTCGACTGCATACGACCCAAAACTGTGGAAAGAAAAAAAGTTCATAAATTTCTACGGTGACATAGATACACAAAGCGGATTCGGTAACTGCTCGTACTACTTAGTAAAAGAAAGTGCAGACATTTTGCAAATAGCCCAGACGGGCAAAACTTATGGCGTGCGTGATCAGGCCATTTTTGCTTGTCAGAATAGGGAATTGAATCCAGCAGGTGCAATGGTCTGGCATGACCAACCACGAGAGTCTTGGGTGACATCTCCGTTCAAAAAGAATATTGCAATTGTTCCATGGGAAACCACACGGATACCAGAGTCATGGGTTGCGAGATTGAACAGCTTCGATGCATTATTTGTTCCTTGTAAACAAAACATAGAATGCTTTAGGGACTCAGGGGTTAAGATACCGATTGAACTTATTTACTGGGGTGTAGACCCTAAAAAGGTTTACCCTATAGAGCGACCAGAGCGACCTATTTTCACATTTGGGCATATGGGTGCACTATCGACTAGAAAAGGCACAGACGTGCTCGTAGAGGCGTTCAGCGAGGCATTTCCGACAGAGCAGGATGTACAATTGATAAATAAAACCTCGTATAACACATATCCGTTCAATGTCAAGGATAAGCGCATAAAAGTATTGATGACACCTTACACAAACGAAGAATTGATTACACAGTTTTGGAAAGAGATAGATTGCTTCGTGTTCCCGACCCGTGGAGAGGGCTTTGGGCTAACACCGCTTGAAGCTATGGCTACAGGAGTACCAGCAATCGTAACTGGATGGTCAGGGCCAGTAGACTACATGAGCGATGATGACGGTTGGCTTATAAAACATTCGATGGTAGCAGCAAAGAATTTTACAGACACGGTTTACCATGAAGAGTGTGGGTCGTGGGCTGAACCTTCTAAAGAACACTTGATAGAGTTGATGCGTTACGCATACAATCATCGTGATGAGGTCAAAGCAAAAGGTAAAAAAGCATCTGAGAGAATAATGAGGGAATGGACTTGGGAGAATAAAATAAAAATGTTTCATGAAGCAATAACAAGGCATTTGTAATTAAGAAAATAACATGACACAACTTCAATCAGGGCAAATAAACACGGGCAACAATACTCCAAGCGGGCAGAATATGAAGGTTGCCGTTGACAACCCATATATAACCAAAGACGATTATATAGGCTCTTTTGAAGCTGAGGGATTAGGTATAAATGCAAACACACCACAGTATTCAAACGGTCAGTTAGACCTGATGATACTACGCGCGAGCTCGTGGATAAACAGATATTGTGCTAGATGGTTTGATACACAAACGATAGATGAAACAAAAACAGGGTTCACAGTTAGACCCTACAACCCACAACTTACAACGGTAGTTCTTAAGAATAGACCATACTCAAAAATAAACAGTATTTACATACAGGTTCTGAAATGGTTTATACAGGTAGATGTGTCAAAGACTGGATACCTGCAAGATTTTTACGATAAAGGATTATACAAGATAGTTCCTATGCTATCCACAGCCGGTACTGGCGCGGGCTCACCTATCCCAGCGGCTATTATAGACCACGTACCACTGGGAGTTCTATGGACAAATTATACGTTCGGATACGGAACGGTATTGTCAGCTCAGGTGTTAGAAAACATATCAGGTACGAAGAAATACCAAGCACCGCTCGGAAACAGGCTATGGGCACCTGATCAAACTATAAATGTTTACGATACAGGGGTTATTTTATCTGCAACAGACTATACTATCGATTGCCCAAATGGAATAGTAACTTTAGCTAGTGCATATACACCAAACGGAGCTGTCACAGCAGACTTCACCACCAACGAAAGTGTACCTCAAGACATTAAAGAAGCATGCGTACTTCTAGTGTCTCACATGATAGGGCAAGCCAAACAGAATCCAGTAGGTGCTACAAGTATGGGTATACAAACATTCAATATAAGCTTCGGAGAGAAGAGCGAAGTAAAAAAGAGAGTAGAAGAATTACTCGACCCTTATTCTCACTCCATGCCTATATTTATGGGACTATAAAATGCTACCTATTTCAATTTTAAACACCACAGTTACTATCAAGCGTAGAGAAAGCCAAGGGCGTGATTCTTTGAACAACCCAGACTACGGAGCGCCAACAAGCGGACAGGGTTGGAATGTTATATATACCGCAATACCTGTACGATTAGCTTTTTCTTCAAAACTAATTAAATTTGCGGCCGAGGGAGAAAGAGTTGAACCTACAGGAATCGTGTACCTAAATGCTGGATATACTATCTGTCCAGAAGATCACGTAGTTACTAGCTCTGGAGATGAGTACACAGTAATATCAATCATTGAAGCTACGGCATTTGGATCAGTAATAGATCACTTAGAGTTGGTGATAGAATTGCCCTAACTATATGCCATTTCAAAAAGGACACAAGGATTTTAGAACACCGGAGGGATTAAAAAGAATGGGCGAGAAAATGAGACTTATTCTTAAAGGTAGAAAAATTACTTGGGATACTCCTACTAGTTTCAAAAAGGGTCATGCAATGTCTTTAGAGACTAGAGAAAAAATCAGTATAAATAACGGTCGTGGAATGTTGGGCAAACATCAGACAGAAGTTTCTAAAGAGAAAAATAGATTAGCTCACATTGGTATAAAACAAAGTAAAGAAACTATAGAAAAGAAAAGGTTGGCAAATCTTGGCCAGAAGCGTTCTCCAGAATTTTGTCTAAAAATGTCTCTTAAAAAACCTACGGTTCATTCATTAGAAGCTAGACAAAAAATGAGAAACTCTAGGTTAAATTACATGGAATCTGGTAAATCTATAATGTACAACACTAGACCAGAACTTAAGATGAAGGATTTATTAGACAAACTTGGGGTTGAATATGTTTTTCAAAAAAGGATATTGGATTATTTTGTAGATTTCTTTATACCATCAAAAAACCTGATTATTGAAGTAGACGGAAATTATTGGCACAACTACCCATATGGAACAGAAAAGGACAAGATCCGAGACATTAGGTTAAAGGCGGAAGGATATGAAGTTCTTAGATTTTGGGAAAGTGACATCCTAAAGATGGAAGCAATACAAATATGAACACTTTCAAAGAGTTTTGGAAAATTCAAAATGATTATGAAAAAACCTTTTCAGGTGACAAGGCTCTTTCGGTTAATGAATTAAAAAAAGTTCAACAGATAATCAAAACTTTGCAGGATAAAGGTTTGCCTTCTTCTAAAATTATTAATGCTTTACAGAAGGAGGTATCCAAACTCCATGAAAAATATAGAGCAGAGGCAGCTTATTGGACTGAAGTAAAAAGAGATGACACACATGAAATTGGTGATATAGGTAAGGATTTAGGCTTTGATAAATACAAGGTAATCTTAAGTCCTAATGCTTGTAAAATTTGTAGAGAAAAGACTGATAATGGTAAAAAGGTTTTTACAAATAAAGATATACAGAAAAGTGGGTATGGTCACGTGCCACCCCTCCACGTAAATTGTTACTGCATTTTAATTCCGCAGGAATAAGTTATGAGATTTCAAAAAGGACAACATCCTAATCCAAGCACCGAATTCAAAAAAGGTCATGTAACTAAACATAAGTCCGACTATGGTATTCGAACAAGTCAGAGACTCATGGGACATAAAGTTTCTGAGGCTACCAGAGAAAAACTACGTAAAGCTAATCTTGGTCTTAAACATTCTCCTATGTCTGAAGAGAATAAAAGAAAAGCATCAGAACGTATGAAAGGTAATAAGAATCCTTTGGGTACAAAAAGAAGTGATGAATTCAAAAGACAGAGAAGTGAGTGGATGAAAGGCAATACTCGTTGGAAACTAGCTAAGGGTAAATTCTTTGATACTATTCCAGAATTACTTATTGAAGCTGAACTAAAGAAGCGTGGTATTAATTATATAAAACAAGCGTATATTTCTGGATTCTCGGTAGATTTCTATTTGCCAGAGACACGAACAATTATCGAATGCGATGGTGATTATTGGCATAACTTACCAGAAGTAAAAATCAAAGATCTAAAGAAAAATTCTGTTTGGGAATTTAATGGTTTTAAGGTATTTAGATTTTGGGAGCATGAAATAAAGAAATCTTCCGCAGACTGCGTTAGTCGTATAGGTCTCTTTGAATAAAAACATAAATAAAAGTGTATAATTTAGTATGGCTAAATCATCAGGAAATACATTCAAATTTGATATAGGAGCTATAGAAAGTCTAGGAGATAAACTTGGCAAAAGGCTTGCACAAACCGATAAACTTATGGTTTTAAGAATGAAGCAAGCTACTAATATGGTTTGGCGTATAGCACATCAAAAACGCCCGATGATTAGCAAGGCACAAATGAAAGCCGAGGGACGTAATAGGCGCATATCAGATCCAAATGCTTCTCTAGGTGTCCCAGTTAACACAGGTGCATTACAGGCTAGTATCCAACAAGAGGTAACTCGTAAAGGTCTAACTAACGTACAGGGTAAGATATGGACTAAAGGGATAGATTACGCAGGGTATATGGAGTATGGTACTTCAAAAATCCCAGCACGTCCCTTCATGCGACCAGCGATTGCTATGACAAAAGACGCAATTAAACGATTATTTGGACATAAAATAGATAGTAACTTATAAAATATGCTAGAAATATTTCAAAAACTGGTGGGGATACTAACTACGGATACAACACTAAATGCAATCGTTCCAGCAACTAGTATATTTACAGGTCCAGTAGACCAGACCATGGAAGCGCAGACCGAATTATTATATCCATCGATTGTTCTATCACAGGTAAGTGAAGTGTCACGATCAGTACCGAGTAACACGCGCGACACGCAAGTACAGGTAGATATATGGTCGAGAAACTCACAGATGGAAATAGAAAACATATACGAAAGAATAATTGAGATATTGAATTATCAATCAGGAGATGAGAGTACGGCACATATATTCTGGCAAAGATTAAATGGTGCAACGGATCAGTTCGAGAGCGACAGAAGAATATGGCATCGTAGTAGTTCATTTTTAGTGTGGTCAGTCAAATCATAAAAAATAATTAATAAAGAAAAATATGCAATTTACACCAGCAGGTTCAAGTCTGATTTCCAGAATTTCTTTCAATTCTGGGAATATTGATTTTGGCAATAGTAGATTAGTTCAAGTTGATAATATAGCATTATCTATTGAATATACTCTTGCTGATTTGTTTGTTTTAGGTTCTATTAAGCCTCAATATAAGGCACGTCATAGTCAAAAAGTTACATTTTCTGGTAAATTAAAATCTTATTCACCAGAAATTGAAATGCTTGCTTTCGGTTCTTCTTCAATTGGAACTCCTAACCAAGTATTAACTCTTGATGGACAAGCTAGTTTAACTAACCCAGTAGTTACTTTATTTGATAGTAACAATAAAGAAATACAATATCAGTTAACAGGTGCAGTATTTAAGAGTACTAAGTTAACTGCAAAGATGGAAGACTACATAGAATGGGATATAGAGCTTGAGGCTTTAGATATAAGCGAACTTTATACTGCCTAAGAATTAAAAAGTAATATATGTCTAATGAAGCAGAGTTAATAACAAATATAGAATTTGATTATCCATTTGCTGGTAAAATCTATAAGTTAAAACGAGCTAACCTCAGACAGGTTATTGATTTTCAGCATAAGATAATGGCAATGGATAAAAGTGATAGCAGTATATCAGTTATGGCTGTAGCACCTGCTCTTTTAGTATCTTTAAGTGCAGCTGATCCAACTATCACAGAAGACTATATCTTAGATAATACACCAGGTGATATTGACGTAATGGCAACTTTGCAACTATTAGGTTTTCTGAGCCAGAAGAAGGTGGAAATAGCCCAAAAGATAACGGACTCTCTGGTAAAGAATCAGACAAGTCAACCGAGTGGGGAAGACTCTTTGTTGCAATAACCAATAGAACTAATTGGACACCAGAACAGATTAGTCAATTAACACTCGGTCAAATACGTGTGTATTTTAAGTATTGGCTAGAAGCAATTAAAAATAAAGAATCAATTAAAAAAACAGGTGATTCATTTGAAGATTCAGAGTTATTTGGTTTAACAGCTGGTATTAAAAGAGTTCCTAAAACTAAGAGGTAAAAATGATTTTAGATGACTTACAAATTCTTATAACTGCGGATTCACGTGGAGTTGAGCAGGTCTTAAAAAAGACGACTCAAACTGTACTTGGTACTGTTAATAATATAAATAGTCAGGAAATTGATTGGACATCCATTTTTACTCAAAGCGTATCACCTGCAATCATTGCAGGTGTTGCTTCAATGTTTGCTTTTGCAATTTCTAACGCTGTTCAATTCCAAGCAGCTATGAATACCGCTGGTACAGCCGCAGGAGATACACCAGACCAAATTGCCCAAGTTGGATCAGCGGCATTAAGTCTAGCTGGTTCAACAGCTCAAGCTCCTCAAGATTTGGCTAATTCCATGCTATCTCTCTCAGCAGTATTACCAAATGTAAGTGATCAATCAGAAGTTACAGCAGCAATGGCACAATTAGCAGGGTCAGGTTTTGGTAGTTTAAGTGACATTACACAAGCTGCAATTCCTATAATGCAAGAATTTGGAGTGACCACTGCGGATGGAGCTATTACGGTACTTACGGATTTAATGCATGGTGCTCAAGCATCAAAAGAAAGTATCGCAGAATTTGCTAATTCATTCAGTCCTTACGGCACAGCTTTTGCAGACGCAGGTGTTACTCTTGATAATCTAAATGGTCTGATGTCTACTTTTGCAGGAGAGATAGAGGCGGTTGGAAAAACAAATGCAGAAGCGGTATTTAGTTCATTAGCTACATCTGCAAATAATCCAGCAGGTCCAATGGAATTATTAGGGTCTAGTATTGGCGATGTAAGAAAATCCCTTACTACAGATGGAGGAATAGACGCAATAACTAAAGCATCTAATCAGATGCAAATACTCGGACCTTCCGCACAGATAGTTGCAACAGCTTTTGGTTTTAGTTCGCAACAAGTTTTAGCATTTCAATTAGATGCTAAAAATTTAACTCAAGTGATAGCAGATACAAAAACTGCTGGTGAAAATACTCAAACGATAGCACAAGCCTTTATACAAGCAGATAATGACTTAAGAGATTTCCAAAATGATTGGGAAACATTAAAAACAAATTTAATACCTATCGGTGATCTTTTATTAAAAGGAATGGGTGATCTTGCAAAAAATATCTCAACTTATGTTATACCAGCCGTAGGAACAATAGCAAATGATATTAACAATGGTGAGATCTCTAAAGCCTTAGGAGATTCCATAGGAGCTGGGTTAGCTGCAACAGGTGGAGCAGTTGTAAATTTTTATAAAAATTTATTTCAACAAGCTACCGCAGGTTCAGGAGCGAATGGAGTTGGAGTATCATCTGATGATATTCAAAATTTAGTGACAGAACTTTTTGATCCAGAAGGTTTTGATCCGAGTAAAATTATCCCTATAAACTCAGATATTACTACAGCATTAAGTGCAGGAGTTAATCAGCAAGCTGGAGGAACTGCAGAACAGATGATGAATGATATAGCCACTCATGATTTATCTCAATTAGGATTAGGCTCAACAGAAATAGCAAATATAGAAAAAACAAATCCTTCTCAATCAATGCTTCAAACACTTATTGATGCTTTACAGATGAAAGGTACAGCTCCTACCACAAATAATACTGCACAATCAATTCAAAGTACTTTTCATATCAATCTTCCACAAGGTCCTATGTCTGAATATTCAGCTAACGATATAGCAAATGCATTATATAAAGCCTTTAATGGTATAGGTGGTTAATAACAAATATATGCTTCCATTCTACACCTACATAATGATTGATAATAATAAGTATGTAGTATCTCCAGGAGATACATATAGCATGAAGTGGACACGTGCTTTTTCATCACAACTTGCTGGAAATATTATTCGCTTAAACTTTATTGACCGTGGTCCAGGCATTAGAGTTTATGATGCAAATCTAATCCTTAGGACATGGGAGCCAGGAACACTTCCTTATAAAGACGGTATAACTCAAACATGGGATACACAGCTTCAAAATTTAGAAGCTAGCTTTTCTTTAGTTGCACAAGTTTTACAATTTCAAGATCCATTTGGAAGATCCCCTGGACCTACATCTGACTATGGTGTTTTCTTTACAAGCTACAATCTAAGTATTCCAAAATACTCAACATCACAATCGCCAATAGTGATAGCACAGGTGGAATGTACCGAAGCTACTCAAGTGATTGCTTAGCTATAAATTAAAAGATTTATCAAGTTATGAACTCTCCAATTATATCTTTCAGAACTAACAGCGCACCTTATACAGTTATATCACCTGTGTCTTATGTTCAGTCTGCTTTAGGTGGTAATAACTTACCTGTAAAAGAGGGTGAGAATTCTAACTTCACATGCTTCAGGGTTTACAATAATTTTAATCAGGCAGCGAGTACAGCCGCGATGTTCAACATCTCCCTGACGGTCTATGACGATGCCGACCCTAACTCGCATACAGCTACCAAATCACCTGTCTCACAGTCGTGGGTTAGAATATACGAAACAGGATTTGGAGAGAGTACGGTGGCTCCAGGAGCCTATACGCAGGTTATAGGAACAGATACGGCAATCGGTCGTTCAGGTGTAGATTCATATATCCCAGAATTCGGGAATGACGGTGGCTCAGCGCCTTACCTAAGAGCAGGTACAGACGGAAATGGTGTGGGCTTCCTAGAATTCGCATCGTACGCGCAAGTGCCGAGTGGGGCAGGATTCGAATCTTATACATTTGCGATTTCATTTTTTTATGAGTGGATGGCGTAATTATTAACTTTGGAAATTATGATAGCCGAAAAATTACCAAAACTTAACAAGCCGAGTGTTGAGAGAGGGATACCAGAGGGTTCATACTTTGAGGCTACATTTTCAGACGGCTCAATAGCTAGAGAAGAAACATCTAGTTGGTCGTCTTTTTCACATAAAGAAACAGTAAACTATCAGGGCAGACCAAAACTCTGTCTAGTTTGCGATTACGCAATAAAAAAAATCACGGTGACCCTGGCAGGACTTGTGACTACGATGGAAGTACCAGAGGGGTGTGCGGTCTATCAGTTTATGAGGTCAGAAAGACTTATAGCAAAAGACATAGAACAAGACAACGTGATAGGCAGAGGTATGGGTATTATTAGACATGGAATTGTTATAGAGGAAAGATATATAAATAAGTTAGAGAGTCGTATAATGGGAATGAGGATATAAAATGAAAATTTACCTAACATCGGGAACTTCATGGAGTGTCGCAACTGATGGCAGCCCTATTACTGTCGAGTGTATTGGTGGTGGCGGTGGTGGAACCGCTGGCCAATACTCTTCAGGTGGTGGTGCCGGATATGCAAAAGCTACTGTTCCTTATGTTTCAGGTGCAAGCGTTAATTACGTTATAGGAGCGGGGGGTGCAGGAGTTGCAGGTGGAGATACAAACTGGAATAGTGGTGTAATTATTGGGAGAGGCGGACTAGCTACGGGCTCTAATGGAGGCGCCGGTGGCGGAGGGTATGGAGGAACAGCCACTGGGCTTATTGGATACACAGGAGGTGCTGGTTCCCCTTATGGTGGTGGCAAGAGTGCTTGCGGAGGAGGTGCAGCAGGACCAAATGGAAATGGCGGAAATGGTGAATCTATAACTAACGGTGTTGGAGGTGTAGGAGATGGCGGTACAGGTGGAGCGGGGAATGGTGGAAATGGAACTGAAATGGGTTCAGGTTATGGGTCAGGAGGTGGAAACTCCTTTAGTAGAAATGGTGGGCAATCTGGTGGTGGAGCTGGCGGAGCTCCAAGTACTGGAACTACTGGAGGT